CTACTCATGTCAAAACTCCTTTAATAAAGTTGTAAACTGTTCTGACCAACCTTTAGGTTCGAGAATCTTCTTCCACCCTCTCCGACCAGTAACAGTCATCCCTATACATCCTTGGTGTTTACCCCAAGTTATTGCATCATCATGCATGTCTGTAATCTGTTTAATTCCGTAGCCTTTATCGCCACCTGCTAAGAATACATGAAGTACCTTCTTATTAGGATACACTACTATCTCAGTTACTGCACATCCGTTTGACCCCATCCATAGTTGAAAATCTCCTTTCATTACACCATCTACTATGTCTTTAAAGTTATGCGTTTCGCCACCTTTTTTAAGAGCTGACTCTATCCAGTCTTTACCACGCATTAAATCTTCTTGTATACTCATGGGTCTAATTCTATCCTTACCCAAGCATTATTCTTTGATACTACTATTGTGCCTTGAGCTTCATCCCACATAATTATTCCATTTTCAGTTGCCTTAGAATCAGAATCTTTATGCTGTAATGTATTTCTAGTAGATGTTAGATACTTAATGATACGTTCTCCCCATATCTTCCAGTTACTACCTAATGGTGGTGGAGGTGTTGCTACACTCATCGTCTTCCTCCTGCATTAGCTTCTATTCTCATAACTCCTGACCTCCAATTAGTGTTTCCTACACCCTGAACCTTCATTCTTACTTGTCTACCACTAAATCTAACATCTGTTGGATTCGTCAGAGTATAAGCACCATGCGATGTCTCTGTCGCATTCGGATAGAATCTTGATTTAAAGGTTACATTAACTTCTCCCTGTGTCGTTTCGTCAGGTATGAGCTGAGTAACTTTCATTATAGTATCGCCATTTCCAAGACTAATCGGGCCGCTCTCTGCATAAGGTTTGGCTGAACCTGTATGTGCATGTCCTGTCTCGTGATTGTATAAGTCACCATCTGCATCACACCATATAGGATTTTTAAACACACCTATATCAACACCTGCTGTCCTGTCTAGTACACCTACATTCCAATGACCCTCTTTGTAATCCAATGAAATATATCTGTTGTTTTCAAGATTACCTGCACTCGGATAAAACCACCATATCTCACCATGTTGTGAATTATGTACTGCATAGACCTTGCTCATTTGTGAAGTATTAATGTCATCGAATACATAATCCAACGCTTCACAAGGTAATTCTTTAGCTGTTGAGCCATCGAATGTGAAGAATCCTTTCTTGCCCATCCAAAATGCACCCTCATCTATTGCTACAGCTCCTTTTCTTGATGCTACACCACAGGCTGTACCAACTCTCTCGAATCCATATATGAATGGCGGCCCTGAGTAAGTAGCTACATGTGCATCATTATCTGTCAGGATAAGTGTAGCACCTCGCATTCTTAGTCCACACATAATTTGACCAGTAGTCTGTAATTCAAAATCACCTGCTTCGTTTGTTGCCGCAGGTGTCCAAACTGTGTTCGCTTCCTTATCGCACCATGCAACCTTTCTAGGATTACCACCTGCTCCGAGGGCGAATACGAATCTCTCTTCAGTTACCACCATTGATTTATTTCCTGTTGGAGCATTAGCAACTACCTGTGCAACTACCCCTGTATTGAGTTGCCACTCATGAATCCTTCCATCCTTAGATGAACACGCTAGAAGGTACTCACCCCATGTGTCCAATGCCCATGTTGTCGCTTCAGCGTAAATACCTGAACTTGTTGGTTCTCTACTATACTCATCATGTCCATAGAATCCACCACCATATCCAAGGTTAAGTGAACCATTCAAATTACCTGATGTTAGACCTGATGGTGTAATGTCATAAACTGTGTGTGAGGGATTAATGTATTTAAGTGAATTGTATGTACCACCTACTAAATAGGAATCACTTGAATTGTCCAAGAAAGAAATCATACCTCTAGGTGCATCAGGAAATGCACTTGTCTTTCTACTTTGCCATCCACCAACTGGTCTTAATGAACCATCGTGCCATCTGACAAGACTAGCATCTCGCCATCTATTGGAAGACTCGAAATCTGTTCCGTTCCTATGTATTCCCGGTGGTAATTGTAAAGGTATTAATGCCATAATATTATGCCGCTATTTGTGTCCATGTTACTGAATCGTTAGTAATAATTTCCCATTTCTCTCTACCAATAGTAGCTGTTCCTGATGTTACACTTACAGCCGCACCACTTCTTTGTATCCTCTCACAAGATGCTGTAACTGTAGCTTCAGGTTGGGTAACTGTACTTCCTTGCCAAATTTTCTCTGAGTCTGCAACTAATGATGCAGACGGAGTACACGATGCAATTCCACCTCGTGTAGCAAATCCTAATACAGTTATACTTGCAACTGCTGTTGGTGTTCCTGAACCAAACCTTACCCTGTTACATATAGCCGCACTTGTTACTGTTGCTGTTAGCGAAGCCTCTCCTACCACAACAGTCACAGCATAAGCTGAAGTTGTGGATGTAGCAGTTACTGTCGCACTTCTTTCTCCAACTACCTGACCTGCTGTTGCAATCGTTGCTTCAGGAGTAGCTGTTGCACCACTTGTTCTTACCCTAGCACCATTTCCTGTAGTGGTTACTACAGTTGTCGAAGTTCCATCAATTAAAGCAGAACCTTCAGGTACTCTCCTAGCGACACACGTTACATTTGCAACAACAGAGACTGTCGTTTGCAGAATGTTCTGTACTCTATTACAAGTAGCTGTAGCACTCGATGTCGCTGTTACAACTGTCTGTAGGTCTGATTGGTCATAAACCTGTTCACCATAAATACCATGTCCGTAAACCATCTTGTCCGATGCTTCAAGGAAGAACTCCTCTGCGGTACAGGTTGTAGCCGAAGCGACTGCAATCGGTATCGTAAAGTTGAACGTACACGTTGAATTAGCTGTGATTGATGAAGCACTTGTAACAGTTGCACTTCTCTCACCAACCACTTGACCATCTGCTGTTGCACCACTCGTAACTGTTACAGTTGCTGATGCATTACCTAAGAATCCACCTATAGCGGCGAATCCTGATGCACCTGCTGATAATGCACCTGAAAGTAGTATCCTTTCACATGATGCTGTTACAGCAGACGTAGCAGTTACTACTGTCTGTAAATCACCTTGAGTATATTCGTTCTGTCCATACAAGCCTGAACCATAGGAGAAAACATCTGTCTCTTCTAAGATTACAACTTCACCACTACAAGTAGTAGCAGATGTAGAAGTCATGGATGCCGCCGCTCCTATCGCTACTACCCAATTTACATTGGCAATAGACGATGTTGCAGTTACTGTGGCTGAAGCATTTATAACCTCACCCACACTCGAACCATAGGTTCTTACACCATAGACCGATTCACTATATTCAAAAGCCATTTACTGGCTCGTTTTAGTTAAGCGTTATATCTAGGTCACCCGATGGAACACGAAATACGTCACCAGTAGCAATAGCTTTACTTGACGATAAAGTCGCATAAGCCATTAAGTTGCCTGATGTAGATGCATCATATACACCAACATGAGTAACTGTACCCCAAGAACCTGTAGCAGTTGGAAATTCTACTGCCGCATTGTTTGAAGTTGTGTTACCTGAAGTTGTAAATGCAACTGATTGTCTAGCATATGCAGAACCTGATAACTCAGTTACTGAACCTGCCTCACCATCAGAGATTGCTGTAAACAACGCTAAGTATTTAGTACCGGGAGCTGTGTAAGCCGCCCCTGCAAATACATGGTCTAATATTTCTGTTTCTAAAAAGTTTGTAAAACTCATACTAATCCCCTCACTTTAAGTTTAAGTCCTGAACCACTAAACCTAGCATCTTCAGAGACTTCATTTAAACGCTGAACAGAGGCAGAATACATCTGCGCCCATACAGCTACTCGTTGGTCTTCCGCTAGATATGGCGCAGAATGTAATAACGCTCCGTAGAGGTATACATCCGGTGCTTCTAGTAAAAGCCAGTTATCTGAATTGCTACTTAAAGATGGAATCTTCTGAAAGTAGAGCAACTCAAAATCTGTGTCGGTACTCGGAGTTGGGTACAATTGGAATTGTCCATCTGCGTGTGTGTACATTATTGGTGTTCCTGTTGTGTCTTCTTGTGCTGAACGTTTGTCAGCCATGGAATCTCTTGAAACTAAATTAACTACTGTAGTTCCTGTTCCTGTGAGATGTAATCTAATTGTTTCTACCCAATCAGCAGGTATTTGCATGTACTCATCACCTGAAGATTGCTGTCCACTTGAACGAGCTTCCATCTTCCAATGACGTATATCTCTGTTAATTTGTGCTTCAGCTAACGCTATAAAATCAGGTATGACTGCTGTCAAATCATCTCTGTTTAGGAAATCAGCTACACTTGCTTTTAGTGCTGTGTAAGTATTTAAAGCCATAATTAGTACCCCAATCTATATTGGTTTTGTACTTCGTATCCACCGGCATCAATATTACCATTCATCATCCCATTTATGAATACTTTCTGTTGCTCCTGATTCATACTCTGTAATATCATTTGAACTTTTTGTTGTTCTTGTGGGTCTAAATTAGCCATTATCTCGCCTATGCTGTGTCTCAAGGCAGGTGTCTCAAGACCCTGTGGGTTAGTAGGACTTGCAAATCCACCTGTGAAGTCTGACTGTAAGTCTGTTTGATATTGACCAAAGCCTAAGTTATCGCTTCCTCCACCAGTATTAGCTGTAATGTTGTTGCGGTCTCTGAACTGTGCCATTCCTACTTCACCTAAACCATCACCAGTAAAGTTGTAACCATAATCTTTCCCATCAATACCAAGTGTGTACTCATTACCCATACCCTGACCCATGTTCATCATATAGTCTCTGTATGCAGGTGTTCCCGGTAGAAGTCCTCCGGTGGCGGCCTGAGCGGCATCACGTGTTGCTAATGTCTTTCCAATATCCGTTTGGTACTCCTCACCAGTATTAGTTGTAACAGCTCCCGGTAAGAAGTCATCTATAACCTGAGCGGCATCTCTAGATGCTTTTCCATACTCATCAAATTGTTTCTTTAACCATGGCCCTGCACCCAAAATACCTTCGATAAATGAGCCTTCCCTATCTTCAGGAGTATCAAGACCACTTAATAATGAACCTCCTTGTACTCCTTTTGCAATCGAAGCTTTGCCTAATAACTCAGCAATGATTTGTTTTATTCTTTCCTCATCCATGCCCTGCTCCTGTTTAATTTAACAATAGTATATCATCCATTAATTGAATAATCCTTGTTTTTCCATCCGCATCAACATTTCATGAGAGATTAATCCCATGTGGTTTGATGTATTAATTTGTCTAGTCTCATTTGGTAGTAACCCTTCTCTTGTAATTCTCTGTCCTGCTCGTTGACCACCTGATGCAATAATAGGATTTAAGTCTGAGATGTGTAGGTCATGACTTAATATACCAACTGGTGCGCCGGGCAATGATGAATCATAGCTTGTGTGTCTCCTTGCGTGGTCTGTGCTATTCAATTCAATCTGTCCTACATTTTGTAGTGTACCCTCTTGTTTGTTTAATTGCCTGTGGTCTGTGTTTGCTAGTCTAGCTTTTGTCCATGATAAGACACCATTGTCTGCACCTTTAGTATAGATACCTGCACCATCTCTGAAGTTAACATCAATAATTCTTGCAATAGCTTTGCGCTCTGCACCATTTGAACCGAGTAATGGATTCTCTGCATCTATGCCTTTCCACTTCTGATTAATGTTCTTGCCTGTCTCTAAATCCTTAGATTGAGTCCTAATCATTTTGTCTAGCTTGGTCTTCTGAGACCTGTTTAATCCTTGTAATGCTGACTGCAACATTGAATCTACTACTTGGTGACTGAAGTCTAAGCCAGTAGGAGACATTCTAAATGGTAAATAGATTGGGTCTTTGCCATACATTTGTTTAGCTTCACCGGCCTGTCGTATGATTGAACTAATAGCATCTCTGTGTGAGGCCCATAGAACACCTCTGTCTACGTTCTCCGGGATAATCATAAAGTCCTGTCCACCTTCTAGCTTCACCGGGTTAGGAAACTTAGTGCCATTAACGTGTGTCAAGTATCCACCTGCACGAGATAAGTCTGCGTAAGTAGCTACATATGGGAAGCCTTCAAGGTTTCTGAGGTCAATGTCAGGAATAATAATGTTGTTCTCACCCTTGACTATCGTACCACCTTTATCAAATGTACCTTCAGCTAAAGCTCTCTGCTCTGTTACTCTGTTGCTTAATCTAACAGAACCTTCATCTAGTGGCAGAGTAAGTATACCTTGTTCAACACCTGCGGCTGTTTGTGTGTTCTTATCTATGTCTATGTCCTGACGTTTTAATATCTTAGTAGTGTCATCGCTGTACAAGACGTAGTTACGAGGATTTCCTGCATCCTGTCCTGCGGCAAGATTACGTGCTGATGTGAACCTATCTGTGAATGACATACCTTTAATACCTAAGCTATTGAGATGTAGTGATGCGGCCTTTTGAGACCTTCTTAGCAGGTCAAACATACTCAATCCCGGAGAACGTCCAACAATTGCAGGTTGGTTCATATCCATAGCATTCCTAACTAATTCATCATAAAGGGTCTGCCCGGTAGCATCATCTCCTAACCCAAGTCTCTCCATTTCCTTTTGAACCATTGGGTTTTGGTCTGCCTTCTTAGCCTCACGATTAATGAATGTCTTGATTGCATCGTCACTTAAATCAATCTCATACAGTTGGTTATCTGCTGTATCGAATCTACCTTCAATCTCATAGAGAGCTTTGTTAGCTTTGGCAATGTCAGCAGGGTCTGTTAAATTAGCTATAACGTCAGCTCGGATTGTGTCCGGGTAATAACCACTAGCGGCCCTGTCTAATATCTCTTTAATAAGTGGGTCTTTTTCTAACTTCATAAGCTCATCGAACTCGTCAAGCATGTCGGCATCATGTCTTGCATATCGCTTACCTTCATGCTTAGTTCCACTAACGTATTGACCCCAACCTTGAACCATTGTGCCTGAGTTAGAACCTATAGCATCCATGTCTAATTGTCTGAAGATTGCACCTCTGTTGTTACCTTGCCAAGTAATGAGTGGTGACTGCATTCCGTAATGACCTTGATTAGCGGCGGCTACTATGCCATTCATCTCATTCATGAACTTAGCTTGTACAGCAGGATTAGTTGCTACTTTGGTTAGAGCTTTAACACCAAACCCTGCACCAACTGCCATAGATATTATCTCAGCCGGGTTCTTCCTAAACTCTTCCTTGAATCCTTCCCATGAACCAAACGTGTCTGTAAGATATGAACCAAACTGATTAGCCATCTCACGTTGTTCAACACCTACATCCTCACTAAGCAATCCACCTACTGGTGTTAAATTAAGTACACCACCTGCTAATAAACTAGCTATAGCTTCAGTTGATGGGCCGGGATTGGTAGCCATGTATGCTCCATCTCGATACATTTGTCCGATGCTTTCAGGTAGATTCTGTAACCAGTTGCCACTTCTCTCATCGTTGCCTTCACCCCAACCGAGTGCCTGAAAGAATGGACTTTGCGCTCTACTCTCATAGATTTCTGCATCTCTTGCATCTCTCCTTGCTTGAAGCTCAGGGTCAACATCCAATATACCAGTAAAGAACTTAGAGACACCTCCCCAAGCATTACTGAGTAGTCCATCTAATTTAACAGGGTCTTTGTCATCCTGATTGAGTAAGCCTTGATGTAGTCTCATGGCATTAT